ATGAAAGGATATACGCTTGATTACTACGAAAAGTGGGAACGTGACGGTATACTGGACAAAAGGTTAAATGAGATAAAAGAATTAATTTCAAAAGGAGTACCTCAAGTTGAGATAGCTAAGATTCTTGGTATGTCAGAAAAGACAATGTACAAATTAAAAAATCGTCATCCTAAAATGAATCAAGCATTCGTATTTGGTAATGACGATCTAAAATATACTTTAATCGATACCTTAATCAAAAAAGCAGTTGGTTATGAGTATGAAGAAACTCAAACAACGATCGAAGAAACAAAAACTGGGACCAAAAAGAAAATAGTTAAATATAAGAAAAAGGCACAACCAGATATGAATGCGGTGAGGTATCTTCTTATCATAAAATTCGGTCGTGACTACAATGATAAAAAAGAAGAAATCGATGCAATGTATGAACGTTTGAGAAATAGAGAGGAAAAGTGGACGAATGCAAGTAGTGATGAAGAAGACGACTAGTCTTCTAGAATATGATAATAATCCAAGACATAATGAAGAAGCAATAGAAGCAGTTGCTAATTCCATTCGTGAGTTTGGATTCAAAGTTCCAATTGTAATCTCTAGTGATAACGTCATAATTGCAGGACACACCCGCTTAAAAGCCTCTGTGTCGCTTGGTTTAGAAGAAGTGCCATGTATTATCGCAGATGACTTAAACGAGGGACAAATCAAAGCATTTCGCTTAGCTGACAACAAAACAGCAGAACTGGCTACTTGGGATTTATCAAAACTTGAAGAAGAATTATCTCATATAGATATGGATATGCTTCAGTTTGGGTTTGAAGAAATGGAAGAGTTACTTCCAGATAATGCAACTGATGATGACTTTGATATCACTGATGAAATCCCTGAAGTACCATTCTCACAACCGGGAGATATTTATGAACTGGGACCTCATCGATTAATGTGTGGTGATTCAACTGATTCAAATCAAGTAGCTACGTTACTTGATGGCCATGAAGTGGATATGATATTTACTGATCCACCATATAATGTTGATTATGAAGGAACAGCAGGAAAGATTAAAAACGATAAGATGGAAGATGATAGCTTCTATCTTTTTTTATATCATGCATTTACAAATATGTATAACTCGTTAAAATTAGGTGGTGCAATTTATGTTTGTTATGCAGCTACTGAAACAAGAAACTTTACGAATGCTTACCATGATGTAGGTTTTAAGTATGCGGCTCAGATAATTTGGCTTAAGAATTCTTTTGTATTTGGTAGAGGTGATTTTCATTGGAGACATGAACCAATTATATATGGGTGGAAAGAAGGCGCAGCTCATTACTTTGTTGATGATCGCACGCAAGATACTATATGGGAATATAATAAACCAAAGAAGAATGAAGAACATCCAACAATGAAACCATTAGAACTTGTAGGAAAAGCAATCAGCAATTCCTCAAGACGTCATGAATCAGTATTAGATCTCTTTGGTGGTTCGGGTTCAACCATGATTGCATCTGATCAACTTGATCGTAAATCATTCTTGATGGAACTTGATGAGAGATTTGTTGATGTTATTGTGAAACGTTATATAAAACATAAGGAATCAGACGAGAACTGTTATCTGATAAGAAATGGAGAGAGGTCTCCAATTAGCCATTTTGATATCTTTGAAAATTAGTTACTATAGTGAAAAATAGTACTTGCTATTTAGTCCCTTTAGAGTGATATATATAGTAACCAAAACAAAGGAGACTAAGATTATGGAAAAAGAAATGAATGTTAAAACCTGGATTGAGAGATTCAATAACGGAGATTTTGAATTAAAAGATTATGCAACACAATGTGAAGCTGGATGGTACGATTGGTTTTGTAAGGATACGAGCTTAGCTGGTAAAACCAAACGCATGGGAAACATCGTAAAAAAAATCAAGCATGGCGGAAAAATCAACCTTGAAACAATGTATGTGTGGTTCAAGAATAACTGTCCATTAAATGGTCCTATCTATGATGATTTCAGATTTGCTGATATTGAAACTGGTGATACACTCTTGACTATTCAAATAGCAAGTGTTCATAATGAGAAACGTTATACAGTTTATGGTAGAAAGAACAACTTTAATAAACCATTATTTGAATCAGATTCTTCAAGAGAACTTGTAAAATGGTTCAATGAAGGGTGGGTTGAATAATGTACAAAGAATTTAACGCACATCCAAAAGGAATCAAAACTGGAGATTGTGTTGTAAGAGCAATTGCAACAGCAAAAAACAAAGACTATCTAGAATGCAGAAGAGAACTAAACCACTCAAAAAGAGAACTTGGATATTCGAGTTATAAAGACACAAAGTTTTTATATGAATATTTGAAAGATTATCCAAGGCTCATATTCAAACCGGTAAAAGGAGAACCAAGAATCAAAGGCAGTGACTTTACAGAGTTGCATCCAAAAGGAACTTACATCTTAAAAATGGCAGGCCATATTACTGCTTCTGTAGATGGAGTGATTCTTGATACTTGGGATTGTACTTATCGTTCAGTTTATACAGCATGGGAGATAGCAAAATGAAAGTAAACTTTATTAGAAAAGCAACACCTGATGAACTTCTTCCACAGGATGAGTTCATCATTGAAAAAGAGATTATCATTGATCCAGATTTGTTTGAAACATTCATACACGATCCACTTGATGATTATGAATTTATAAAAGAAAACATTGATATAATGTATTGTGATAAAGAGGATGTGTTCCATTGTATCTTTGTAACAAGCAGTGAACATGATTTCGGAATCCTTGTTGAAAGCGAAGGATACCATTACGCAAGATACACAGCGTATTTACCAAAATCAGTACTTAGGAGCGAATAAGCTCCTTTTTTACTCATTTATAAAGGAGATGAAGTTTTATGCAAGTAGTAACAAGTGAATCAGTATTTAGTGGACATCCGGATAAGGTCTGTGACCAAATCAGTGATGCAATACTAGATGCGATATTAGAACAAGATGAAAATGCTAGAGTTGCAGTTGAGACAGCAATCAAAGATGATTTAGTTTTTGTCTTTGGTGAAGTTACAACAACTGCGAAAGTGGATTATGCAAATATAGCAAAACAAAAACTAAAAGAAATCGGCTATGAAGATGAATTCGTGGTTATGGAAAAGATATCAAAGCAATCAGCTGATATCGTTCTTGGTGTGAACATAACTGATTCACATGAGCAAGGTGCGGGAGATCAAGGTATTATGTTTGGTTATGCTTGTAACGAAACACAAGAGTATATGCCATTACCGATTATGTTAGCAAATCAAATCTCAAAAGAAATGGATACTATTCGTAAAGAGAAGTATTCTCACATTTTCGGACCAGATGGTAAATGTCAAGTATCTGTTGGTTATGAAAATGGTAGACCGAAGAAAGTACAAACCATTATAGTTTCAGCTCAAACACAACCAGGTGTTTTCTTGGAGCAAGCAGAAGACATTATCATTAACGAGGTCCTTACGAAGATGTTTGATTTTGATACGATTGTTGAGGCAGAAGTTCTTATCAATCCTACTGGAGAGTTTGTTATTGGTGGTCCTTATGCAGATTCTGGATTAACTGGTAGAAAGATTATTGTAGATACTTACGGTGGTTACGCTAGACATGGCGGAGGAGCCTTTTCTGGCAAGGATGTAAGCAAGGTTGATCGCAGTGCGGCTTATTATGCTAGATATGTAGCAAAAGCCGTTGTGGGGGCAGGTTTGGCCACACACTGCGAGGTTCATTTGAGCTATGCTATTGGATTAGCAAAACCAGTCAGTGTGTTAATAAATACCTTTGATACTGGAGTTACATCTGATGAAGAGATACAAGCACTTGTGAATTATGTATTTGACTTTAGACCAGAAAGCATAAGAAAAGAACTCAATCTTGATAAGGTTAAATTCCAGGAGTTAGCAAAGTATGGGCACTTCGGTAGAGAAGATTTAGATGTTTGTTGGGAACATGTGGATGATAAGATAACTGAACTTAGAAACCTATATGAGAAAGCCTAAAGAAATCCATCGTTTTTATAAATCAATTCCATGGCAAGTAGCAAGAGAAATCAAGATACGTGAAGCCAAAGGAAAGTGTGAAAAATGTGGTGCTTTAGGAGAAGAAGTTCATCATAAGATAAGACTTACAGTTCTAAATGTAACTAATCCTGAAATCAGTTTGAATCAGGAAAACTTAGAATTGTTATGTAAGAAATGTCACAACATGGAACATAAGCGTTTCTCGAAGCAACAACAATTTGATGAAGATGGCAATTTGATTTCACGATAAACCTCGTTTTTATAATTCATTTTTGATATAATATTTATAAAAAAGGAGGTGGGACTGTGGAATGGATATATTTTGCAATACCAAGCACAGTGACTATCATAGGATTTATAATTACAATTTACTTAAATAACAAAAGTGTTAAGGATGAAGTGAAAAAAGTTCAATCAAGTATTGCTTTAAGCAAAATTACTGACGTACCTTTTGAGTTAGCTGAAATGATGTCAAATATAACAAATGGGAAATTTGGACTTGAAGAGTACTCGCAGATTATAAGTAGAATTATTGGGTATGGTTCTAATGATGCGGTTAAAATACTAGAAAGAATGCAACAATTCATGTATGTATACTATGACGAAAACGGAGTAAAAGATGAAAAGAGAAAGTTTGATGTCATTATTTATGTATCAATTTTGATTTCTCAAATTAAACTTGATTTAACCTCTCAAGTGATTTCACCACTTTCCTGGATTAAAATAAGAATAAAGGATTATGAAATACTAAAGGATACAGTTATCAAAAGAGTAAATGAGATAGTTAAAGAGAATACTTTTAATAGCTTGTTTATAGTGGAGGAAAAAAAAATGAGAAGTAAGAGTGAAGTTTTAGAGGAGTTAGAAGCTTTTTATGGAGAATATGAAAATACTACTGTACCTGGTGATTATGTTTATTTAAGAAACACATTTAAAAGATTAAGAGATGAAGTAAAAGAACATTGTCCTAAGTCACCTATTTTTAAGAGATTTTCTTTAACTGGGAGAACAATTGATGATTATAAATGCCCAGAAATTATGGAAAAGACCTATGAACTCATAAATACATTAAAGAATTGTTAACCCCCGCCCAGTATGTATTATTATTTGCGAAGGGTACCGCGTAGGTGGGCAATTAAAAAACACGAGGTTAAATTTTTGAAAATGTGAAAAAAGGAAGGTGATGAAAAAATGTATATTATGACTAATCATTTTTATCCATTATCAAATGAGGATAAATCAATGTTTTTTGGTGGCATTCAGTTTGATAATCCGAAGAATATGGATGAAATCAATGAAATTGCTAGTATCATTAAAGATGCGAATCATATGTGTAAAAGACCTTTTCCAGAAGAATCACATCAGGTTGGAGAAGGATATATAACATTAAGAAGTATCCTAAATGATTTTCTAGAAAATCATACATCAATAGAACAAAGAAAAAAGCTTAAATTTACAAAAAACATATACAAAGACCTTGCTAGAATTTGGGTAATTATTAGATTTGATGAAACTATTATTGGAACATTGGATAAACATAAAAGAGTTTCTAGCGAGTTTGAAGATAATACTGTTATGCCGTTAAATGGTACAATTTTTCAAAGTATAGATTTTGTAAAAAGTAGACTTTCCTTTTTAGATTTCATGTGTAATGATTCAATATTAGTATCTGTGATTTTTAAAGATGAGCATGAAGTGACATCTCATTCTCAAATGAGATTATTTCCTGAAATGATAGTTAGATCACATAAGAATGATGGTAAAGAAACAAAATCGCCAGTGAGATTTTATCCTTTTAATAAAATTATCAAGTATTATCGTCCTATTATAGATTTGATTGATAAAAGGTATGATTCTAACGAATTCAATTTTATTTGTGACGCATTAGAATCTATGAAAAATATATATTTTAGTAATAGTGACTTATATAATGTTCAAATGATAAGTTTGATTGAGTTTCTATTGACACATAAACCAGATTACAATAGGTTTAATGTAGAAGATTCTATCACGAAACAGTTTGTCGGAAAACTTAATCTAGTTCTATATGAATATTATGGCAAGTTCAGCGAAATGATAGAAAAGGAACTTAGATTTGCTTATGCTATTAGGTCGGATATCGCACATGGTGACTTTCTTGATAAAGAGAAGCAACTTAATAAACTTGCGAAATTATACAATACGAAAACATCTGAATCTGCAACTGTCGAAGATTTATATGATGAAGTAATGCTAACTTTAAATGGTAATATTGAGTCATATGTTAGAATATTACTTGAACTCTATTTAAGGGATGAACATAAACTAAGTATCTTGAAGAAAGCATAAAAATTTAAAATGAATATAATACAGGAATACAAGCGATTAAAGTCGCTTTTTTCTTTGGTTGATGAATCAAAGACTGAACTAGTAGATAACTTAATTTATCAAGCTGCATTTATGAAAGTGGAACTTGATAAGTTACAAGAGCAGATTAGAAAGTATGGTGCTATCCAAATATCAAATAAAGGTATGCAACGACAAACTGAGGCAGCTAAATATTATACAAAACTTGTGAATTCATATGGAACTGTCATCAAGACACTTAACAGTATTCTAGGAACACAAATAGATGATGGAGATGATGCTTTTGATGAATTTCTTAAGAGAGCAAGTGAATGAATTTTCTAATTGAATATTACAATGAAATTAAAAATGGAAACATCATCGTTGGAGAAGAATTAAAAACACAACTTGATCAACTTATAAAAGATTTAGATAATCCTCTCTATAGTTTTGATGAACAACCCGGGAACTTAAGAATTGATTTCATAGAAACTTTTTGTAAGCACACTAAGTCACCATTTAACGGTATGCCTTTTATTTTAGAGTTATGGGAGAAAGCACTAATACAAACTGCCTATGGATTTAAGATGGCTGATTCAGGATTGCGTAGATTCAATGAAGTTATATTATTAATTGCTCGTAAAAATGGTAAGACTACTTTCGTTGCTGGTATCGATTTAGCTGAATTCTTTCTTTCAAGAGGAGGCGTAGATATTGTCTGTGCTTCTAATACAACTGAGCAGGCAAATATCCTTTTTGAAGAGATTAATAACATGAGAGAACAATCTCCAGCTTTATCAAAGGAAACCAGAAGTAAGAAAAACATCTATCACATCTATTCCCCAAAGACTAAAAACAAGATAAAGAAGTTGTCAGCTCAATCAAGAAATAAGGATGGATATAATATAGAAGTTGGTTGTATTGATGAAGTCCATGAAATGACTGATTCAAAAGTATATGATGCAATCAAACAATCACAATCAACAAAGAAGGAACCACTAATATTTATCATAACCACTGAAGGAACAACCGTTGGTGGTTTTTTGGATAATAAACTAGATTATTCTAGAAAGATGTTAAAAGGTGAAATACAGGATAGCAGAGTACTCCCATGGTTGTATACTCAAGATTCAACAAAGGAGATTTATGAGGACCCTTCGACATGGCAAAAATCAAACCCTAGTCTAGGTGTTGTAAAACTCAATAATTACTTAGAAGATGTTATGAATAAATCCAAACATGACCTATCAACAAGAGTCACAATGCTTTGTAAAGACTTCAATATCAAACAAGCGGATTCAGGTTCTTGGTTATCATTTGATGATTTAAACAATGAAGATAAATATTCCATTGATGATCTAAGAGATTCATATGCAATTGGTGGTGTTGATTTATCATCCACAACCGATTTAACAGCTGCAGTTCTAGTTATTCAAAAACAAGATAGCAATAAGAAGTATGTAGTCCCTCACTTCTTTATGCCAAGTGAAGTCGTAGAAAAAAGAATCAAAGAAGATAATGTTCCATATGATATTTGGATTAAGAAAGGTTTTGTAACATTAACAGAAGGAAATCAAAATGATTTTAGTCTGGTTACTCAGTGGTTTATGAAGATGATACAAACTTATGGAATACGCCCTTTATGGGTAGGATATGATCCATGGAATTCACAATATTGGATTAAAGAAATGGAAGACCTTGGTTTCAATATGGAAAAGGTAAGACAGGGAATCTATTCATTATCAGAACCCATGAAAATTATGGAAGCAGATTTAAAAAATAACTTTGTAAATTACAATAACAATCCAATCATGAAATGGTGTCTTGCAAATACTCAAGCAAAGGTAGATCTTAATGGAAACATACAACCATCAAAACTTAACTCAAAGTACAAACGAATTGATGGAACTGTGGCTTTAATTATTGCTTACGTAGTCTTAAATAGATACAAAACAGACTACGAAAACATGATATAAAAAAAGACTCTGTGAGATTAGAGTCATTGATAACAAGGCGGTGGTGGAGGGAGTCGAACCCCCACTTGTAAGGATTACTATTAGCTTTTTTATTATTTTCATACTCTCACCAGTGTAGGAGACACCACCACAAGAATTCTCCACCACAACTCAACTTTCGCCATATGCATCACTCCTACTAAAATTTCTTTCAAAGATATAGCAATGGTTATCTCCAGCACTGCTGAAGAAAGTACAAATCTAACCGTAATCACTAAAATAGCTTTTACAGTCCTTGATATAAGTATAACAAATTAAGCACTAATAATAAAGGGGGTAAATATGTATGCCCATATTTAAGAGAAAAAAGAAAACTGGGTCATTTGATGCACTCCAGTTAATCAGTAATTTAAATACATTTTACACACCGTTTGGTACAAATATATCAAAGAGTGATGTGGTTAAAATATGTATTGATCGAGTGGCAAGCCAATGTGCTAAACTTAAACCAAGATTTATAAAAACCGAAAACGATAAGACAGTAACCGAGAAAAAAGGTAAGCTGTCTTTTCTTTTGAAGTATAAACCGAACGAAATAATGACACCATATGACTTCATCTACAAAACGATCACTTTGCTTTTGCTGAATGATAATGCGTTTGTTTATCCTAAGTTTGATAAGGATACTGGAGAGCTAAAAGGTATCTATCCATTACGACCAATCACGGTAGAAATCATTGTGGATAGCTCGGATACCTACTTCATCAAGTTCCTATTTGATAATGGAGAGACATACATTTTACCGTACGATAACGTTATTCATTTAAGAAGACATTTCGGACAAAACGATATCTTTGGTGGAACAGGATCAACTGGAGATCATGAAGCAATCCTCAAAACCATATCCATCAATGATAGTCTACTTCAAGGAATTGATAATGCCATCAAATCTTCTATGCAAATCAAAGGTATCTTGAAGATGAATGGAATGTTATCAGAAACGGATAAGAAAAAACAACGAGAATTATTCGATGTTGCATTATCGGAATCGGTAAGTTTGAAAGGCAGTTCAATTATACCTATTGATTTGAAGTCAGAATATATACCTCTAGATGTTGATCCAAAATTGATTGATAAGGATACACTGGAATTCTTGCAAGCAAAAATATTAGATTACTTTGGTGTGTCAGTGCCTATATTTACTAGCAAATATACAGAAGAAGAATTTAATTCTTTTTATGAATCAACCATAGAGCCTTTAGCTATTCAACTCAGCGAGGCTTTTTCTATAGGATTACTTACTAACAATCAGCTAGAACGTGGAGAAGAAATAATCTTTTATAGTGAAAGATTGCAGTACGCTTCATGGAATACCAAAGTTACTGCCATTGAGAAATTGATGAGTCTAGGTATTATGTCACTGAATGAATCAAGAGCACTACTCGGATTAGAACCTATCGAAGGTGGAAATAAACGACTCCAATCATTAAACTTTGTCGATGCTGATAAGGCGAACTTATATCAAGTAGGAACGGAGGACCCTATAGATGAAAATAACAGTTAATGGAAAGATATCTGAAGAAGCATTGAAGGTAATCTTAGAAACACAGAAGGCAAAAACAATCATCATTGATGATTATTGCAAGAAGGAAAAACTCGAGTCACTTTTCTATAAAGACTCAGAGCTTGAATATGAGTATCAAAAATTAGATAAACAAGTAGCTCCAAAACCAAAGAAAGTAGAGACTCGCAAAGATGATAAAGGAAACTAGATTAGCTGATGTCACTCTTCATGAAGAAGAGGACAAGATGATATTAGAAGGCTATGCATTAGTCTTTAATAATGAAACATTAATCGGTGATGAAGAATATGGTTTCCTAGAGGAAATCGATTCAAGAGCACTATCAGAAACCAAAATGAAGGATGTTCCTATGAAATACAATCATATGGACTCCTTTTTAATTATCGCCAGAACCAAGAACCAATCGTTATCACTTACAGTAGATAGCACCGGTTTAAAAGTGCGTGCTGAGTTACTAGACACAAACACCAATCAAGACATCTACAAAATGGTAAGAAGTGGTTTATTGGATAAGATGAGTTTTGCTTTCACAGTAGATGAACAAGTATGGAACCGTGAAGGTAGAATTCCAAAAAGAACTATTACTAAGATAGAACGCTTGTATGATGTGTCGGTTGTGGATACTCCGGCATATGATGCAACGAGTATATACGCTCGTTCTTTAGAATCTATGGAGTTAGAACTAAAGGCTATGGAGTTAGCAGAGCAAGAAGAACAATCAATCATTATCAAAAAACGAATCAAAATTAAATCACAAATTTAAAAGGAGAAAAGACTATGAATTTAGAATTAAGACGAAAAGAAATCGAATCAAGACTGACTGAAATCAGAGGTCTTGTCGATAATGAAACAGATATTATCAAGCTTGAAGCATTCGAGTCTGAAACGACTGAACTTCAAGAAGAACGAAGTGTCATTGATAAGAAAATGGCGATTGCAAGTAAAACTGAAATCAAACCAATTGTAATTGATAACAGAACTAAAATTGATAAAGAAAAGTTAGAACAACGTGGAGCTAGTTTGCGTGAAAGTCGTGTTATCCAAGTTTCAAGTGAAGAGATTTTGTTACCTGATCATACAGCATCAGGATTAGCACCAGTTCCATTTGCTCAAGTATCAACTCTTGTTGACAGAGTTAATGTAATCAACCTAAATGGTGGAGAAACGTACAAGAAATCATTTGTTAAGAACAATGGTATTGCTGGAACGACACTTGAAGGACAACCATACAGTGAAACAGAACCAGCATTTGGATATTTGACAATTTCAAAAGTGAAGATTACTGCTTATACAGAAATCACAGAGGAACTTGAAAAACTACCTGCTATTCCTTATCAAGCAGAAGTATTACGTAACATCAACATTTCACTCAAAAAGAAAATCAGTGAACAAATCTTACGTGGTGCAGGAACGACTAACACATTCACGGGAATCTTTAGTGATGCAGCAGTAGCTTTAGCGGATACTACTCCACTTGAAATTGAAGCGATCACTGACTCAACACTTGACGATATTGTCTTTGCTTATGGTGGAGATGAAGAAGTCGAAGGTGGAGCAGTTCTTATCTTGAATAAGAATGACTTACGTGCATTTGCGGGACTTAAGACTCAAGAAGGACGTAAAGTACATACTATTGACTATGTCAACAAAACTATCGATGGTATCCCTTATATCATCAACTCTCATTGTAAAGCCATCGCTGATAGTAATACTGCAGCTGGAGAATACGGTATCGCATATGGAGCATTAAAAAACTATGAAGTTCCAGTATTCTCACCAGTTGAAATTGGAAAATCAACTGATTACAAATTCAAAGATGGGATCATTAGCTACAAAGCATCAGTATTCACAGGTGGTAACGTAGTGGGTTATAACGGATTCCTACGCATCAAAAAGAAAGCTGCAGCCTAATAGCTAAAGCAAATTAAAAGGTTAAGAAAGGATTGATTTCATGGCTATACTAGATATTGTAAAAAAAGCACTACTCATACCTTTATCAGAATCATTTGCTGATGACGAGTTGAACACTCACATTAGTAGTTGCAAAGCATACATGACGAGTTGCGGAATTAATCCTTCTTATATAAATGATGAATCAAATCCCATGGTTAGTACAGTGATTATTATTTATGTGAAGACATTTTTTGGCTTTAAGAATGATGGGAGTGCAAAAGAACTACCGAAGACATTTGATATGTTGGTAGGACAGATTGCACTAACACAAGGAGTTTCAGAAAATGTATCCTAATTCACCCAATATATCACTAAAATTGCTAACCATGGATTTGATTCAAAATTCTATTGGGTCTTCAACATACCAACTTATAAACTCAAAAGAAGTTGTCAGTATAAACTTTAGTATTACATCAAATGAATATTATGAAAGTAAACGGTCAGATATAAGGATTGACATCGCCATGAAAATTCAAAGTTTCTTATACGATGGAAGTAAATATGCTGAGATTGATGAGGATATCTATAAGATTGAAAGAACATATCAAATTGGACAGTTCATTGAACTCTACTTGAGTAAATCAAAGATTAGGAAGAGTGATATCATTGGTTACGATTGATGAACTTGGAACTGCTATTTCAAATATGGTAGAAGAATATGCTGAAGAGATTATCGTTAAACTTGAAAAGCGACTTGATGAAACAGCTCAGGAAATCGTAAAGTATATAAGTTCACATGCACCTAGAAGTGGTGGTTCGAAACCTTTTGCTGATTCATTCGTTGCTGAACCTCAAGGTAGTGGAATCAATAAGACTATTGTTATCTTCTCAAATGAAAAAGGGAAACTAACACATTTACTGGAGTTTGGATTTACACATAGTAGTGGTAAATATGTAGGACCGCGACCATTTATGCGTCCAGCCTTTGAATTGTTTACTCCGAAAATGTTAGAAGATATTAAATCGATTATTGAAAAAGGTGATGATTAATGCAAGAGAAACTAGAAGCTTTATTTGATACTTTGAATTCTGTTTTGCCTGGTAAAGTATCATATGGAACGAGAGTAGGATTAGAGAATGATCCAAACTATATAATCTATCAAGAATTAAGTAATCGTTCGATTGTATATGCAGATGATAGAGCAGTCGCAAAGGTTGTAACCTTTCAGGTAAATCTTATCACTGAAAAGAAGAAATTAGAATTAGAAGAACAATTAGAAGCATCCCTATATTTTATGGGATATGAATTTGAACTATTATCTGAATTTGTCAATGAAGACAGTTCAGTCAACAGAGTATATGAAATCAAACAGGAGGTATTTTAAATGAGTAATAAAGTAACATTTGGTTTAACAAACGTACATTATGCACTAGCGACTCAAGCAGAAGATGGTAGTTGGACCTTTGCAACACCTAAACGTTTAGAAGGTGCACAAGAAATTACTACAGAAGCTATTGGTGGTAGTACGCAAGTATATGCAGATGATAAAGTAATCGCAACGCTTGTATCCAATTCAGGAACGAATGTAACACTTAAGTTCACAGAGATTGATGATGTGTTTAAAAAGGATATCTTTGGTGTTCTAGAAGATACGAATGGAAATCTTGTGGAGGTAGTAAATGGTGAAACAAAAACATTTGCACTTGGGTATGAAATTCAAGGAGATATCAAAGCAAGACGTATATGGTATTTCTTATGTACAGCTACACCTTCAGGTGATGCTAGTAAATCAAAAGCAGATTCCATTGAAGCAAACTCGATTACACTTAACATTACAGCAAGACCAATTGAATCTGGAAACAATTTAATTTTAAGAGTTATCGCAGGTGTAGGAGATACGAACTATGCGTCATTCCTTACTACAGCACCAGCATTGCCAACATTCATTTAAGGAGATAATCTAATATGGAAAAAACACTCAAACTTGGCGATATAGATTATCGCCTTCATTCATCATTATTTACAATCATTGATTATCGTAATGTGTTCTCAACGGAACTATTTAGTGATATCAAAAAACTAGAAAAATCAAATATCAAAAAAGAAGATGATCTATCTACTGTGATTGATACTATCTTCCGAATCATATATGTGTTACACAGACCTTTCAGTAAACAATCTTACAACGACTTTTTAATGTCGTTGGATTTTTCTATTTTAAGTAATCAAAATGAACTTGAAAATCTAACGAATACGATAGGTGAAATGCTCGGTACATTTCAAAAAGGATCCACACCCAAGCCACCAACAAAGAAATGATGAAGTAAACATAGTAGCAAATATCATATTTAATCTTGCTCATCTTGGTATCTCAATTGCTGACACAAAGACGTTTGATTTAGATACATATTTTGAAATTGTG